ATTTACTTTTATTATGAAAGGAAAATAATGTTACCAATGGATAAAAAAATAGATAAATACTTTACTGAATTATCTGGAGGGGATTATACTAAATTAGAAGTATTATTTATAGCTGATTACGATGAAGTTAGACAGTTGTATTTTTTACTTAAAGATTATAGTGATAAGATAGATTGTATAGGTTATATTCATTCAGATGATGATGTAAGAGTACGTATATATACAGAATATACTGATGAGATTAGTGGTGTATTATCTCAGCAATATGGAGATAAAATAACTATAGATGAAGATGAGATAATTGTTAAAATAAAATAATAAGAAAATAAGAAGTAGGATTTTTATTCTACTTCTTATTTTTATTTTAACACCTAAAATAATCAAAATAAGTATATATTATTTTATAGTAAATATTTATAGAAAGGAAACTATTTACACATGGAAACTATAAAACATCGTAGGAGAAAACTCCGACCATGGGTTAAAAATCTATTAGGTATAAATAAATTTATACTAGTAATAGCATTTATAACTGTACTGTCGGGTAATTCTACAAAAATCGAAATTGATAGTGAAGCAATGGAATATTCATTAGTAAGAAAAATGGAAGATCCAGATACTTTATTATCAGAAACTAATCAACTTACTATGTTCCAAAACATAATTCCCGAAAGGGTAGAAGTAAGTGAAACTAGTGAAAAACCGCAGGAGGAAGAAACTAAAGAAGAAGAGGAAAGTGTTAAAGAACCTACAGTAGAATATGGTTTATCTAATGTAGGGTATGTTAATGTATCTGGATTGAGAGTAAGAGAAAATCCAGATATAAATAGTAATGTGGTAGAATATTTATCATGGGGAGATAAAATTGAATATAGTGAATATGATGATGAGTGGTTGGTTATTAAAGTAAATGATAACTATTCATATGTAAGTAAAAAGTACATATCGGACACATTACCTAATTACAAGTCAAAGAGAGTAGTTGGAGATACAAGAAAATCCTATATGGATTTTAAGATGATAACTTCAAAGAGTAGTCCACAATATAAACTACAACACAAATATGCATATACTGATGATACTGGTATAAGAATGGTTGATGGTAGATATTGTGTTGCTCTTGGTAGTTATTATACACATAAGATTGGTCAATATGTTGATTTAGTCTTAGAAAATGGTACTATTATACCGTGTATAATAGGTGACCAAAAAGATGATAGAGATACTAATGCATCTCACACAATTGCACATGATGGTAGTGCAACAGAATTTATAGTAGAAACAAAAGCCTTATCAGGTAAGACCAGAAGAATGGGTGATATTGGATATGCTCAATCTGACTGGTTATCTAACGTAGTAGAAGTTAGAATATATGATATAATTTTACCTTTATAAGTAAATTTATATATAATCTTTATGTAGTTACACAACCTAAATATCTCTGACCTATCGGAAACGGGGACCTTTAATATTAAATTACTTTGATACTAACAAGACGTTAATGTCTTGATTAGATATAAATATTTTTATTTAAGAAAGGTGGTACTAGAATGGTAAGTAACACAATGAGCAACAATGTAAACACAAAAGCTGGGATTAGACCAGACGAGAACGAGCTACCATTCTCAATTTCTACTCACCAAGTAGAGGAGTATTTACAGAAGAAAGTAAATGCCGTGGTGAATAGAATTGGTGAAGAGGATGTTCAAATTCAAGTTTATTCAACTGAAGCTGGAAAAGCATTTATACCATTTATGGTAATTCTTCCAACATCAGTTATGAAGAATGGCAAGAATAAGTCTCAGGACAAATCTATCCCAAGAATTTTCTTAGGAGGTGTTGAAACACAAGAAGACACAAGTGCTAATATGAAAGAAGAGTTCTATAAAGTATTCTCTCCTTACATATATAGTAAAACAGATGAGGCAGCATTCTTTTCAGAAGATTGGAGAAGAGCAAGAAAGGTAAACAGAGATACTTCTCCTATATTGAAGAGATATAGAACTCCTCGAGTAAGTAAGTTTAATAACGGTAAGGAAACTGTTGTTATGCTTATGATTGATCCGATGAGAGTATTCCATGATATGCTCACAATACCGGATGACAATAGGCAGTTTAAACCTGAAGTAACTGGATGGAGAAAAGTCCAGGATGGTGAGTTCATCTATCAGATGAGAAGAGTACTTAATAAAAACAATAAGAAGAAATATAAGTACACAGCAATGGATGAACTCAACAGAAAGATGAGAATCAGAAAGTAATGACTAACTAAGTTCCATAGCTAGAATATTATCTAGCTATGGTACAATTTTGTAAAATCAATGTGAAGATATTTATCTTCTTAATATAAACATTGATTTCCGAAAGGAAGAAAGGAATTTAAAATGAAGAAAAATTTAAGTTTAGCAGAAGTAAAGAAGTTTTATAATAATGAGAATTGTTATGAAATTGATAACGGTTTTATTGTCAATGATTTTGGTAAGTATAGTCCAAATCTGTCATTTATCATATCAAAAGAATTTGAATTGGATGACAGGGGTAATGTAAGAGACCAGTTTAGGTATTTTGACGACAAGGAAGTTATCAATAATATGAACATAGATTTCAAGGGCAGTAGTAGATTTATGTTTGGAGATTATTGGGTTTCTAAGAAAGGAACTAAATGCTTCAAACCAAAGGATCCGGTGAGAGCATCCAATATATTTATTGAAGTTAATTGGGGTGGATGCTTTAATCCGACTAGAGGCATATATCCAACAGATGCTCGTGACCTGAAACCAACATATTATCATAGAGGAAGTTCAAATGGTGGTGGTGTTGGTACAGATTACTGGGTATTTCCTATTGGATATGTCCGTACTATAACACTGGAAAATGACGAAGGTATTAATGGTGTAGAAACCAATAAGGAGATATATAAAACATCATATTTCTCAGATATACTTAGAGCTGAACGAGAGAAAGCAGATGAGATCTATCGAGAAGCTATTAAAAATAAGGATATAATCATTCCTAAATTAATAATATGGGAAGAGAAGTTAAAAGAATTACAGAAATCAATACCAGATGAAATTGATGTATATATAGATACAAAGTTTGATTTTAGAGAAGTAGATTTCGGATTCGGTGGAATATCTCGTAATATAGGAGTTCCTAATAGCTTCCGCTATACAGAAGAATCTGTTTCTAAAGTAGAAAAATACTACAATGAGAAAATAGATATGATAACTAAAGCAAAGGTAAAATATGAATATATGAAAGGTCAGAAAGATATATTTTTACCGCAATATAAGAAGCTCGAAAAGAGATTTAACGCTTTAGGTTATACAATGCAGTATCTTGATGAGTATGTTAAATTAACAACTCCATCTAATAATTATGCTACATACGAATATAATGAAGATGCATATATCTTTGCAAGCACAAGACTTATAAAAGAGGAGGATAAGCTTGCCGATATTAAAGAAAAAGCTATGAATGAGAAAAGAATAACAAATGCATTACAAACTACTGATTTACCAGAAGAATTATATTACATCTTTGAAAATCTTGAGGATATGGATAAGATTATAATCAATACGGCTAACTCAATAGTTAAAGCTAGAGAATTGGATAAGGATGAAACAGATATGCATGAATTAACTTCATGTGGTATTTGTCGTAGGTGTGATGCAATATATAGGTTGATGGATAGAGCTGGAGAGCATACAGGATTACCGTTAATCCAGTCATCACAATCGGCTTCTATGAAATTAGCTCATTATATAGCTGACATAGAAGAATAATACGTAAGTATTTATTTGAGTGGTATAGTATATACTATACCACTCTCTATTTATGAAAGGAAGTGTAACTATGAAATTAACAAAGAAGCTTATCAACACAATCGGAATTTTAACTATCGTTGCAGTAACAGCATTTGTTACAGATACTGTAACGAATGTAGATGCATCTGTACAAAAGGAAGTATTAACTGCGAAAGGTGACCTATATAAAAGCGAGAAAGATAGAGTATTTAATACTATTAAAATCGCAAATGACCAAGGATACTATCAAATGGATGACTATGGTATTGCGTGGAATGGTCATCTTAAGAAAGATGAGACCTATTCTGTAGATGTATACGAAACAGATGAGGACCAAGAATATAGGTTTTACAAGTTTCATTTCACAGCATCATGGAACTATGTATACTATGAAGATATTGTTAAATGGTATCCATCATTAAAGGGTAAGTATGTCAACTTAGTAATCAGCAAGCCTGGAACTCGTAATGTAGAGGCATACGGATTTGTTAATGATAAAAAGATTCCAAAAGAATCTATAGTTGAACCTAAACCAGATGAAAATACTAAAGAAGCATCTGGTGGAAATTACATACCAGTAAATGACGGTATCATTACAGTTAGTTATGACGGGAAAACTTTCAAGCTTCATAATAACGGGTCTGTAGAAGTTGTTAAGTAAATATAATGGGATATGCATATTATTATGCATATCCTTATTTTTTTTTATTTTTAACCTTTATGGAAACTTTGTAATAAACTTTATTAAGGAAGGCATGATTTATGGATAGTAAAAAATTTAACGATTATGATCCATTCAGTATATGCTTTAATGCATTACTAATGAAGTATCAATATTATGATGATTCATTAACATCATCTAATTTTTTACAGCCTAATGATAGTATTAATCTATTCATTAATCTTGAAAGTGTTTTTAAACACTTATCTATGTTACAAGACTTAGAAAAGAAAATAGTAGTACAGAATGATTTTGAGGAAATCATTATTTCTAATATAATAAATCTAGCAGGATTTTATAAGAGGTTTTTTGTTAATAATGGATTAAATACAAAAATATATTTATTCCATACTGATTTTAATTCAAATGATTTTATACAGAAAAAATATAATGAAGATTATAGATCTTATTATTTAACTAAGTTTAATACAAATCCAAAATTTGTATTATTAACTGAAAAATTAAAGAATGAAATATTACCAGATGTAAGGACTATATGTGAATTTATACCTGATGTATATTATTTATCAAGTATGAATATTGAAGGGTCATTAATCCCTTATATTATAAGCAATACAAATAGTAGAAAAAATTTAATAATAACTGGAGAGTTATATGATACTCAATATACATTTATAGAAAATTTTAATAATCATTATATTCAGCGAAAATTTACAGAGCAAATAATAGCTAGTAATATAGATGATTATTTATCTTATATCTCTAAAGAAGATAAAGATGAAATAAAGAGTTTAGATTATTTATATAATTCACATTCATTATACTGTACCTTATTATCAATAATGGGAGATAAGAGTAGGAGTATAGACGGAGTATGTGGATACGCATTTAAAACTCTATCAAAACTAATTTATAATGGGATTAATAGTAATATAATAAGAACAGATACTACTACTCCTACTATGTTATCAAATATCTTTGATGATGAAGATGATAAAAAAGATTTTATTACTAGCTTCAAATGTACCGATATTATATCTGCATATAAAGAATTAACAGATGCTAATATAACTTCTATTACTAATCAAATATGTGATAGAATAGATATAAATAGTATAATGAGTCTAAATGGTAATAGATTTTATAATCATCAAATTAACCTAGAAGGATTGTTTTAAGGGGATATTAATATGGCTATTTTTAGTCGAGTTGATAAATATCAAAAATATAAATATATTGTAAAAAATTTAAAGATATTATTACCAGATGGAAAAGGAGAAATAGAACTTCATCCATCTAAATTAATTCAAATAGACTTGGAAGAAAATTATGAAGAGTATTTCTTTCCTCTATTTAAAATAACTATGAGTTTAGATACTGATACATACTATAAATTATTATCTAATAAAAATAAAGCTCAATTTTATTTAAGAATAAATAAAGCGTTTAGTAATGAAAATGATAGTCCAGATTTAAGTATTGAAAAATCATATATTAATGATACATATGATATTATATTTGATGAGAATACTGGAGATATGCAATTAGCATTAAAGAATGAAGATAATAAGGATGATTACACTAAAGCAAGAAAAAGTACTAAAGATAGCTTATCTGCTGTTAGTGATAATATGTGTGTATTTTATTTATTTAAATCATATGTAGCTGGTACAAAAGAAAATGTAAATAAGGTATTTAGTAATATTAATGTAACTGATGCAATAGCATATTTAATGACAGTTGCTAAAGTGGATAATGTATTAATGGGTCAACCTGATAATAATAAGGTATATAAAGAATTTTTATTACCACCACAATCAGTATTAAAGTCATTAACCTTTATTGATAGTTATTATGGGATATATAAAGAAGGCAGTATTATATATTTTGGATTAGATTATACATATATTATTCCATATAACGGTAAATGTGTAGCATATTATCAAAATGAGAATACTGATACTAGTATTATTATTCCTAAGAGTTTTGATTCTGATTACGGCAGTAAAGTAGGTTCATTTTCTAAATTATCAGAACCTACAAAAAATTATATTATAGCTGATTATAAAACTATTAATATCAATAATCAATCTATTAGTAATAACTACATTAATGCAAATAGTGCATATGCAATAGATTCATATGATGAAGATGATGATGAAGAAGTAGAATCTAAAGCAGAGTCAAAAACAGATGATAATTTCACTAGAATAATGAGAAATGATACAGAAAATCAATATATGGCTAGTACATATACTGCTCAGACAAACGCAGCATCCGATGTTATTACTTTAAGAGTATTAGATTTTGATATAAGTGCTATTGCACCTAATAAGAGTATTAAATTAATATTTGAAGATACTGAATATACAAGTGATTATAATGGACAGTATATTTTAGCAGGAATGAATAGTTCATTTAGATCAAGTGGTGACCAATTAGCTATATCTAGTACAATAGTACTAAAAAGAGTTATTAAATCACAGTGAATAGGATTTCTATTCACTGTGATTCTTTTTTTATTGAGTTGGTTGATTATTATTTTGGTTATTACCATTATCACCAGTATTATTATTTTGAGGTGGATTATTATTGTTATTATTCTGCTGAGGTTGGTTGTTCTGATTATTGTTATTATTTTGATTATTATTATTCTGGTTATTGTCATTCTGACTTGTAGTCTTTGGTAATAATGAGAATAATACTTTAAAATAATCAGTATATCTATCCCTAGCAGCATTACACAATGCTCCACAATATGTACCAATAGCATTAACTATCCATTTAGGTTTATCACCTAATGAATTATCTGAATCTGCACTAGTAATTTTTTGCACTTGTTGATCTGCAGATTCTTTTAATTGATTCATTGTTGATGTTAAGCTATTTAAGAAATCATGAGGATATTTTTCACAATATGGAATCATATCTCCGTCTATCTTAGATTTCAAATCACCATTAGCAACTTCTACTACTTCTAATTTAGCACTTCCACCAACTTTGTAATATTTAGTAATAGCATCACTCAATGTACCACCATCTTGAATATTAACACCACCATTAATAAATGTGAATAGTTTACCATATAAATCTTGTTCACTGTTAAGAGATGCTAATGTCTGATTAGTTATACTATTAAGATTAGTAGTAAGCTTCTTAGGGTCTTCTGTAAATGCTTGTACTGCAATATTATGATATGGGAGAATATTAACAGTTACATTGGCGTAACTTCTATTAAGAAGTTCATTCTTATGGTCTTTAATCCATTTATCATTCTTTTGAGCCATCTTCATTGCAATATTTCTAAATGCATTAATAATCTTTTCAATAATCTTTTTAATGAGTCCAATAATACCTGTAGATGATTTACCTTGATTATTATTATCATTTACCTGTACTTTGGTATTATTACTATTTTGACCATTCTGATTTTGATTATTATTCTGATTATTTTGTGATGGATTACTATTATTGGCATTTGCTTTAGCATTATTAGCATTAGATGTAGATGGTTGAGTAGAACCACTACTATTACCAGATGTTGAAGTAGATGGTGTGCTTCCGCCTGTCGATGTACCACCATTTCCACTGTTACCAGCATTAGTACCTTCACCATCCTCTATTACTAATTGGTAACCAGTATCTTGTAAGTGCTTTCTAATAACATATTCATTTTCAAGACAAATAAAATTATATCTAAAATCATCTTCAATACTCTTTACAGTCTCATTATATACAATATCCATAAAATTAAATGACTCTGCTGTTAACTGTGAATCAGTAACATCAGGTTTTACATAATTCGGCTGTAGTGTTTCTGTAGATTTCTCTAATGAATCATTTAAATTATTTAATCTTGTAATCAATGCACCACATACATTCTCAATAAAATCTCTATAAGTACTAATAAAATCAGATAAGAAAATTTTATACTGATTAATAGTATCTATATCTTTATACTCACTATTTATATTATTACCAAATCTTTCTAATAGTAATTCTATCTTTCTATAAGTTTCGTGTACTAAATTAGTTAATGCTTCTATATTCTTTTTGAAGCTAATTAATTCCCATAACTTTCTATCAATATTATCTACATCAAGAATTGGTAATTCTTTTTCAACTCCATTAGCTAACATCTCTAGTTCATTCTTATATTGCTGCTTTAATGGTAAATTAAGTCCCGTCTCTTTAAGAACATCATCAAACATCATTAGATATTGATCGCCCTCTTTACCTAATCTATCAAGACCTCTTGAAATAATACCAATAGCATTTGCTACATCCACATATGCACTATTGTCATAATTCTTCTCTCTATCTTTCATAGGTTCGCTATAGTTATCATTATAGCTTAACTGATACTCCATATTATTATGAAGTGTATAATATCCATATATCTGATTAGTTAGATCTATAAATGCACTACATTTACCATTTAACATATTCTCTGCTAATGAATGAGTATCAGTAGGGAAAATAACATTACCATTGAATCCTTCACTAATAAGTACATTAGTATTCAATAAATCAGTATATAATGATTGTACTGAAATAACTCTTGTAACTAATTCCTGTATTTTAAGTAATACGCAGAATGTAACAAATCCTGTTAATTTATCTATGTTCCTAACAGTTTTTACACAAATCTTATGAACTGATTCAGCATTAGGATATGGATTTTCTTTATTCTCTGTCATTACTTTAATAATTCTATCAATAAACTCACTTATGATAGAAATTACTTTAGAATACTCGTTAGCTAATCTATTACATTCTGCTTGTTTAGATTTAAAGCTATTTACAAATGGCATTATTGTTCCATCAAAATAATCATTAGTAACTTTTACTTTAGTATACTCTAATTCATTTTTTAATGCAGATAAATCTTTTCCATATCTTACATTACCAACAACTGATTGCTTTTCTACTCTATATACTGCTGTTTCTCCCAATAATTCAAATATTGCTTTATCATTATCTTTATTCTTGATAATATCATTCAATAATTTCTCTATCAATCTACAATAATGAATTAGATATTTGAAATTAAGAGATTTAATATGCTCTTCTTCTATTTTATTAATAGGTTTTATTTTTATTTTTTCTATCACTAAATCTAAAAGACTCAACAAATCAGAAAAGATATCTCCTATAGTCTCATAGTTATTCAATATATCTACTAACTGTTTTTTATACGCGCTTAACTCTTCATATTTAGAATAATCGATACCATTATCATCAGTATTTTTGATTTTATCTAATAATA